CTTTACCGAAATATGCAAAGTCGTGTTACTGGAGTTCAACAAAAGAAACATCACTTGTATCATGGCAAAGAATTGTTATCAAGGGATGACTTTTATAATTGGGCTTTGCATGGAAGCGAAAAACAGTTTTTTAATATGTTTGAGAAATACGAAAATAGTGGCTATGATAGAAAGTTAGCACCAACGGTTGACAGAATTAATTCTGCAAAAGGTTACACTTTGGATAACATGAGGTGGTTAACCCATTCGGAAAATAGCAGACTTGGTGGATTGCACAGAAAGAAAAACTAATAAGATGGAACAGCTATATCAATGGACTTTTCAAGTATTAGATTACAAGAACTTTGAAGGAACTAACATTGTGGTTTATGCACCAACGTACAAAGATGCTCTCAGAAAAATACGAGATTTGAAACTGCCACAGCTATTGACCTTTGACGAAATAGAAGATGGGGTTAAACTTATCCAAGTTTATGAAATGGACTTTATTAGTGGATTAGAAGAAGAAGAAGGAGTAACCGAACCCGAAGAAGAATGATATAATGTGCATTATGCCGCATTTTTGCGGTTAATGAATGATTAAGCTAACTTTACTCAATATCGTGAGTAATTTTACACGAACTGTCCGTAAATATGGGGCAGTTGAAAAAAACTTTAAAAAAAGTTTGCAAGTGTGAAAATTAAAAAGATATATTTGCCTATTCAATTTAACCAACCAAAACCAAACCAACTATGAAAACAGAGTACTTGGACTTTCTAAAGTCTAAACAGAAAAACATCGTGATATCGGGATTTGATATTGACGAAAGCGAATTAAACAAAAACCTATTCCAGTTTCAAAAGTTCATTGTAAAACGTGCATTAAAGGCAGGCAAGTATGCCATCTTTGCAGACTGCGGACTTGGTAAGACTTTGATGCAACTTGAATGGGCGTACCAAGTAGCTAAACAAACGGGCGGCAAAGTGTTAATACTTGCACCTTTAGCCGTGAAAGGTCAAACGATTAAGGAGGCTAGTAAATTTGGAGTTGACCTAACTGGGATTGACATTAACAATTATGAGCAACTTGAAAACATAGACTGCTCACAATACGTTGGCGTTATTCTCGATGAAAGTAGTATCCTGAAAAACTTTACGGGAGTTTACAAAAATCTAATTATAGAGAAGTTTGCAAAAACTACATTCAAACTAGCTTGCACCGCTACGCCTGCGCCAAACGACTTAAACGAAATAGGCAACCATTCCGAATTCTTAGATGTAATGGATGCAAACGATATGCGGATGCGTTGGTTTGTTCGTGATGAGGGTATGAACAATTACAGATTAAAAGGTCATGCCGAAAGTGATTTCTACGCATGGATAGCAAGTTGGGCAAGTGTATTGCGTTCGCCTGCTGATATTGGATTTGAGGCTAATGATTATACTTTGCCATCGCTTAACTTCTTTGAAAAGACAGTAATTACAGATAAGAAGTCAAACGGTCAACTATTTAACGAAACAAGCGTAAACGCTACTGAGTTTAATAAAGAACTTCGATTGACTTTACTACCTAGACTTGATTTAGTAATTGATATTGTAAACAAATCAAACGAACCGTTCATTATTTGGGTTAACCAAAATGAAGAGGAAGATTATTTGATTAAATTAATACCAGATGCAAAAGCCGTAAGAGGTAGCGAACATCCAAGTAAAAAAGAAGAGAAGCTACTCGGATTTGCAAACGGCGAATTTAGAGTTTTGATTACTAAAAAGAAAATAGCGCAATTTGGTTTGAACTATCAACATTGCAGAAATCAAATCTTTGCAGCACTCGACTTTAGCTTTGAAGGACTTTACCAAGCCATTCGCAGGTCTTACCGTTTCGGACAAAAGCAAGAAGTTAACATTTGGCTAATCACAACCGATACAATGACAAATGTAATTAACACTATTAATCATAAACAAAACCAATTTAACAAAATGATGGAGCATATAACCAAAAACGTAAACGAAAAGAAGTACTCCCTAAAGTTTGACTATAACAGACGTGAAGCAAAAGGAGATAACTATCACATTATAAATGGAGATAGCATCGACTTGATTAAAGAAGTACCCGACAACAGCATTGACTTGTCTGTTTTTAGTCCTCCGTTTTCTACGCTATTTACATACTCAGATAATATTCGTGACATGGGTAACTGCATATCTGATGAAGAGTTCTTTGAACAACAATCCTATTTACTAAAGGAACTATATCGAATAGTTAAGCCGGGGAGATTAGTTTGCGTACACAGCAAAGACTTGGCACGTTACAAAAACAGTAGTGGATTTAGTGGAATGTGGGATTTTACTGGAGCCTATCATAGAGCAATGGAGCAGGCAGGCTTTAAATACCATTCGAAAGTTACTATTTGGATTGACCCTGTACTCGAAATGCAACGAACCAAAACACAGCGACTACTTTATAAGCAAGTTACTAGCGATAGCACTTACACCGGAATAGGGATGCCTGAGTACATCACTATATTTAGAAAGTGGGAGGGTGACGAAGCCGAATGGACACCAGTAACCAATAAAACAAAACAGAACTTTGATTTGAATACTTGGCAAAAGTGGGCAAGTCCCGTTTGGATGGATATTAAAAGAACTAATGTTTTAAACAATTATAAAGGAGCACGAAATGAGAAAGACGAAAAGCACATAGCACCTTTGCAACTTGATATTATTGAGCGTTGCATAGCACTTTGGAGCAACAAGGGCGAAACTATCTTTACTCCGTTTTTAGGAATAGGTAGTGAAGTTTACCAAGCGGTGAAGATGGGGCGAAAAGGAATAGGCTTTGAATTAAAAGAAAGCTACTTTGATACGGCTAAACGAAATGTCGAATCGGTAGAGGTTGAAAAATTACAGCAGTCACTATTCTAATCAAAACAAAATTAAGCCGCATCCCTAAAAAGGTGCGGTTTTTTATTTCAGTTTAGATTTGTATTTTTGACCCATGCCAATACCTAAACCAAAAAGCAACGAAAGCAAAGACGATTTCATCCAGCGTTGCATGAGTGACGATGTTATGGTCAGCGAATACAAAGACGAAGCGCAAAGATACCGACTTTGTTTGTACAGCCATGCCAATGACTTGAAAGCGCAAAAAGAAATATTAAATGCTGAAACGTACACCGACTATCCGAAAGCCGCAACCGAGAACGCTAAACGTGCTTTGAAGTATAGAGATGAAAGTGGCAACCCGAAAGGATGCGGAACTTTAGTTGGATGGGCAAGAGCAAACCAACTGGCGAACAGAGAAGCAATAAGCAGGGATACGATAGCACGAATGGCATCATTTGAACGGCACAGACAGAATAGCAAAGTACCTTACAAAGATGGATGCGGTGGTTTAATGTGGGATGCTTGGGGAGGTGATGAGGGCGTTGCATGGGCGCAAAGAAAGTTGGAACAGATAGATAAGACTTAGTTAATGTTTTATTTTATCTTTGCACTAAAATAGTATAAAATAGTGGACAATGGGATTTGAGAAAGGACATCAAAAAATAGGCGGCAAGGTTAAAGGCACTCCAAATAAATTGACTAGAACGGTCAAAGAAACCGTTTTAGCCGTGTTTGATGATTTACAAGCCGACCCGAAAGCAAACCTATTATCGTGGGGAAAAGAGAACCCTACTGAGTTTTACAAGATAGCAGCTAAACTAATCCCAACCGAAGTAAACGCAAATGTTGAGGTTCACAAAAAAGAACTTCCACCGTTTATGAAGTCAAATGAAAGCCAATCCTAACTTTGATTACTTACACGATAAGATTAACGAGCAACGAATAATCCTTTTGCAAGGCGGTACACGGAGCGGAAAGACTTATGCGACTATCTACTTTCTAATTGACTTCTGTTTACTTTATACTGGGATGGAAATAGACTTGGTACGTGATACTTTCACGGCATTAAAAGCAACGGCATGGAAGGACTTTAAGGACGTGCTATTAAGTTTGGATTTATACCATGATAAATTTCACAATAAGACAGATCACACCTATGAGTTACATGGCAACATAATAAGCTACTACGGTGCAGATACTCCCGACAAGATACACGGGCGAAGTCGTGATATCCTTTGGATTAACGAGGCGCACCAATTCCCACAAGAAACGATTGACCAGTTATTCCCACGTACACGATACCGAATTATTGCCGATTACAACCCAGCACTAGGTTTAGAGCATTGGTTAGACCCATACATTGAAAAGCATCCACCATTAGTGACCACTTATAAAGACAATCCGTTTCTAACTCAATCACAAATCGAGGACATCGAAAGCAGAAAGTCAAATCAATATTGGTGGACAATTTACGGAAGTGGCGAAAGGGCAAACCGTCAAGGGGCAATCTTCACCAACTGGACGCATGGCGAGTTTGATAACTCACTCCCATACGTTTACGGACAGGATTATGGATTTAGTGTTGATCCGACAACCTTAGTCAAAGTGGCAGTTGACAATAACCAAAAGGTTATATATTTGCACGAGGAATATTATGGAGTTGATAAACTAGGGACTGATGACCTTTTCAAACTTAATAGCCAACTAATCCAAAAGCCGACTGATATAATCGTGGGTGATAGTCACGGTCAACAAAATAGGTTAGTCGAGGATTTAAGGCGAAAGGGATTGAATATAAAACCATGTACTGACTATTGTAGAGGTGCATCTGAAATGATACCAAGTGCAACGAACTATAAAATAATGATAACACCAACAAGCCACAATTTGAGAAAGGAATTAAGTAATTACATTTGGAATGATAAGAAAGCAGGAATACCAGTTGACGCATTTAATCACGCACTTGACGGTTTCCTTTATGGCTTTGCGTTTCTAACCAAGCACAAAACAAGCACCGGCATAAGAAAAAACAGTTTGATATGATACAAGGGAAAATAAACGAGGAAATAATAAACATACCAACTAATTGGGGCGATGTGCCGTTTAAGAAGTACATCGAGTTTCTAAACCATGAAACAGCACTTGACCAAGCTAGTTGTTTACTAGGTGTACCCACGACCACGTTAAATAAGCTAAACAGCGAAGCATTGGGAGCGTTGTTTACGGCATTACAGTTTATGCACGAGCCTCCAAACGCTTATTTAGAAAAGGATAAACAAATAGACATTGGGCGTGAAAGCTACGGCAAATTAGAAATGGCGAAGTCTTTACTATTGCAACATGACAAACCAAAAGACGCTTTGATTGGCATTGCAAAGATTTATACTGATATTGATTTCAGCGAAGTGCCTACTGATGAGGCTAATCCGATTTGCGCTTTTTTTTTTCTGCACTCAAAAAGTTCTTTGAGCGTTATAAAAGATTAAACGACTACAAACCAAGCCAAGCGGAAGCGATAGCGAATGTGGACAGGTTCAAAAAGTTCGGAGCGAAAGCGACTATCTTTGCCATGATGGACAGATGGGGCAAAACTATTGAAGAAGTCACAAATATGCAGGCGACTTTGATTTACGATATTCTTCTTCACGACTTTGAAAAGTCCATGTATCAAAAAGATTTACAAGCCGCACAACAGCAACAGCAGAAAATGATGAGAAAATAGTATTTTTGCCGTATGTACTTAGACACCGTAGACTTCATAAAAGGCATTTGCCAAACAATTAATCCGAATGGGACGTTTTATCATGGGCGTGTTAGCGATGCAAATTTAGCCATCAAGGACAATCCCATGCCACAGATACACCTATATCCGTTTCGTGTGCAAAACCCTACTACAATGGGCGTAGACGTTAACCCTAACATATTAATGGCGTTTCTGTTTGACGGTTCGCCTCACGATGGTGCAGATGACTTGTTAAACAGCACAGACGAAGCCGACACGATGCAAAGGCGGTTTCACCTAGCTTTACAGGGTAGCGGTAAGATAGTGAGCAACTATGAAGCCGAGCCGTTCTACAAACAATTTAGCGGTGTGACAAATGGAATGTTCGTTAGGTTTCAACTTCAAATCAAATCAAGCAAAGTTTGTGAGGTATGATAAACCTAGAGGCGAGATTAAACGAATTAGGGGTTAAATTAACCGAGCAGTTGGTGAATGACATTCAAACCAAGCTAATACAGCGCAGGGGCGCAAATGGTACGTTTGAGAGCGTTGTAAACGCAAGTGGCAAACTAGCCAAGTCAATACGGTTTGAAGTAACCAACGGAACGGTGCTAAGCATTTACGGAAATGATTATATTCAGTATCTACAAAACGGTAGAGGCCCGACAAAGAACGGAGGCAATGGTGCGGTTAAACGTGCGATACGCCAATGGATAGATGACAAAGGAATTATACCCGATGGAATAAGTAAAGATAGTTTAGCGTTTTTAATTGCAAGGCGAATACATCAAGAGGGTTCGACCATATATCAAGCAGGTGGGAGCGATTTAATTAGCGGAATATTTAACGAAGAATTACAGCGAAGCATCGAAGCAGAGTTTGCACAATTATTGGTTACCGAAATCCAATCGGAGATTTTTGAATTATTGGCGGCATAAATAAATAGGACACGAAAATAATAACGGCTTAGAGTTGTTTAAATTTGCAACATGAGCCTAGCC